CCTTCTGTTTCATCAGCAAAATATCCCATACCTTTAGCAGCTTCAGTTGCAATTTCAGTAGCCTTTTCTGTAGTATAACCTTGAGCTTCAAGAGTTTTAATATGCTCTTCTATAATTTTATTTCCTCTCTCATATTCAGACAGATTTTCCTTAGTTGCTTCGGTAGATTGTTGAGTAGCTTGTTTTACTCCAAATAAATTTTCTATCATTTTCCCAAAGCCAATTTCATATTTGGGGAATTCATATTTTGCAGGTAAGAATAAATTTACTATAGCTTCAGTTACTTCAGGAATACCTATTAAGAGGATATTTATCATTTCTCTTGCTTTATCATTCCAACTATCAAATTGAGCCATATTTTCTTTAAAGCCAAAAGTTATAGCATTAAGCCTATTAGCAACACCAGCCAAAGCAGCACCTATAGCAGCAATCTCACTTGCAAGGATTACAGAACTTTTAAGTGCAGTATTTAGGAGTAATATTGAATTTCTAAGATTAATTATGCTTGTTATTAATTTTGATGTTATGACTAAAGTTGGTCCTGCTGCAGCTACTAACCCACCAAAACCTAAAATTACATTCTGGACAGATTTTGGTAATTCAGTAAATTCTTTTATTACACCATCAATAAAATTAATAAATTCCTCTAATACTGGAATTACATTATCTCTTATAATAGGTGTTAAGCTTCCACCAAGTGAAATACCTAAATCAACTATTTTGTTTTTTAGCATTTTAAGTTGAGATTCAGTAGTAGCATATCTTTTTTCAGCCTCTTCAGTTAAGGCAGTATTTTCGTCCCAAGCTTTGGAACCTAATTCTATTGCTTCTGTAAATACATCACTTGCCCCAGAAGCTCTTAGTAATGCATCTCTAAGCCTTACTTCTGATATTCCCATATCATCTAATACTTTTATTGCACTTGTCCCTTTTTCTTCAGATTTGCCAAGCCCTTCTATAAATGCAATAAGAGCACCAGCAGCATCTTCCTTAAATGCCTTTTGAAAACCAGATGCACTCATTCCAGCTACTTCAGCAAAATTATTTAAATCTTCACTACCTGTTTCAACAGCAAGCTGGATGGCTATCATGAGTTTAGAAAATGCAGAACCTCCAGCTTGAGCTTCTATACCGACAGAAGACAATGCAGCAGAAAATCCCATAATATCAGATTCAGCTAATCCTATTTGTTTACCAGCACCAGCAAGCCTAAGTGCCATTTCTGTAATTTCACTTTCAGTTGTAGCAAAATTATTTCCTAATGCAACAATAGTAGAACCTAATCTATCAAAAGCTGATTGTGGCATTTGAGTTATATTTGCTAACCTTGCAAGAGAGGTAGCTGCTTGGTCAGCACTAAGGTTAGTAGATTCACCAAGATTTACCATAGTCTCTGTAAAGTCAAGAATATTTTCAGTCTTGATACCCAATTGTCCAGCAGCTTCAGCTACTTTTGCTATATCACTTGCAGAGGCTGGCATTCTTTTTGCCATATCTCTAATGCCTTTTTCGAGAGTACCAAATTCTTCTTCTGTAGCATTTACAGTTTTTCTTACACCAGCAAAAGCTGATTCAAAATCAATAGCAGATTTAGTTGCAGCAGCTCCAATAGCGACAAGAGGGACAGTAAGCCCTTTTGTCATTGACATTCCTATTCCTGATATATTTTTAGCAACAGTCTGAAGCCCTTTAGTTGACTTATTTAACTGTGCCTGTGTAGCAGCTATTGACTTATTAAAAGATGTGTTATCCCCTATTATTTTTACTGTGAGTGCACCCAATGTTGACATATTTATCCTTTTTTATTCTTTTTTAGGAGTATTAGGAGTTTTTATTTTATCTCCATAAAGTTTATAAAATTTCTTTAAGTCTGGTTTGTCGCCTATTTCTTTTTTCTTTCCCTTTCCTGTTAAGGCTTCAGCAAAAGTATTTAGCAGTATTATTGATTTTGTCTTTTCAAATTCAATTCCGTATTTGTAAATTAATACAAGTTCATCAAGAGTAATCTCATCAAGGATATAATCTATTTCCCAGCCAGTCATACATACTGTTTCGGAGATTACCTTTCCAAGTTCAACTACTCTTGATTTACTTGATTTACTTTTTTTTTTCTTCTTCTTTTATATCCTCTTTTTTGCCTGTTATAGGCTCTAAGACAAAATCAATAAAAGCTATTAGTTGCTCAAAATTAGTATTTTCTATTAGCCATTTTTCAGTTATTTTCTTATTGAACAACCTTTCAAAAATATTTCTTGGCTTTGGTTTACCGCAAATTTCTGCAACTATTCTTATGGCTTCCATCAGTGATTCTTTTTCACCCATAAGTAAAGCCCTATCACGATATTCAGCCTGTTTTAAGGACATTCGGGTAGATATCTTTGAGACGTCAAATTCTCTTCCAGCAAGTTTTGCTATCCTTTTTTGGATTATAAACTTGTCAAAATCCTTGAAGACTTCCATTAAGAATTAACTCCTCCAATACCTTGTTCATTATAGATCTCAAACAGTTGCTGACCTTCTTCCTTATCAACGTCACAAGTACCTAAGATTTCAATGTTAATACTATTAGGATCGTCCGCATCATCAGGGTTAAATGTAAGTTCAATTCCCTTATTGTTAGTCCCTTTAATGATAGTTATCCGAAATATCTCATTTCTTTCATTAGTATTTATTACTCTTGCCTGTATTGCGTCTATTGTAGCAAGCCCACCTGTCTTTAGAGTTTCAGATACTCCTAAGACTTCCGAGTAACTATCAATTCCACCCCTGATAACATTCAAATTTTTTAGGCTAATTTCAAGTAAATCACCTGATAAGCTTGCCTGATGATTCTTTATTAAGGATTTTATATCCCCTGCATTATCACTTTTTATAACTACCTTATCAAAAGTCTCTGTAAATACTATATTTCGCATAGCCCCTAAATCAGTCCACTCAACCCCATCAGTTGAAATTTCAAATTTGCCTGAGCCAAATTGTATACTATTTACATTTTGTACGTTTGTTTGTGACATTTTTTCCTCCTTTAATCTTTATAAATCATATACATGTCTATTGTTACATGATAAATTCCAGTATCAGTCTCATAGAACTCCTGTTCCGTGATATAGATACCTTGTATTATACTTGTTCCGTAATAAACTCCTTTTTCACGTTGGAATGTTTTCCTTACCTCATCTGCAAGGCTTTTTGCAGTAGAAAGCGACGTAGCCCAGCAATCAAATTGAACCCTTGGCCTTGTAATGTCGATGTCATGATGCCTAAAATTAGATACCATAAAAAATGATATTGCAGGTAAAACAACGTCCTGAGGCAAATAAAGATAATAAACTCTATTGTTTACATAAGATTTTATGTTTGCATTATCAAGAAGCATATTTCTTATTACTGTGTTAATCATTTTATTACTTCTCTTACCTTCTCTGTTATTATTGAATTTATTCTTGATCTATTTTCATCTAAAGCAGGCCTCAAGTAAGGATGTGCCTTCATCTTAGACGTACCTTTTTCCTGCATTCTTGCATAGTATCCATCAGCACTAAATACTTCATTTTTTTGTATACCAACATAAACAGATATCTTCCCATCTTTATTTAGCACTTCATTTTTATCTATTGACCTTACAAGATTTCCTGTTTCTCCTCGTGGAGCTTTACTTTCAGCACTTTGCTTTATAATGTCAGCAGCTTCATTTGCCCCTTCCATCATAGCTTTTTCTATCTCTGCAGCTTTCTCCTTGAGTTTAATTTGTAAATTTTCAATTCCTTCAAACTTTACAGTTACCATTTAGTCCTCTGTATAATAGATAACAATTTCCTTATTTTTCTCTTCTACGTTTACAATCCCTGTTATGTTTAGAATTCTACTGCCAAATTTAATTCTCATTTTTGGAGTTATACCTGAAATGTATCTTATCCTTAATTTTCCAGTAGTTTCTGAGTTAACCTGCTTACTTGCCCAAAATTCACGCCCTACAAGAGGCAAAATTTCAGCCCACACACTTTTGAAAGTAGTCCAAGTAGTAACTAACTCACCTTCAGAGTTAAAAGTTTCAGTTTGCTGTTCAATTGTAATGTAATGTCTTAAATTTCCTGCTTTCATAGCCAAAAAATCCTGTAAGGATATAATAAACTTTGAATTCCCAAAGGTAATTCGTTAATAGTGCCTGCAGCAGTAGCTTCTCTGTTCTCATAATAATGACCAATCAATAATAGTTCAGCCTGCCTTATAGGTTCTGGAAGTATAAGATTTTTATCATCAGAAGTTATTTTATAGCCTGCAGTGTATCTTATTTTTACAGC